GGCGTAAAAAAACCGCCCGGGGGCGGCTTCTTGTCATTGCATGGTGGGTGATAGGTCCATGCTCATCGCTGAGTCTATGGATATCCTGAATTTCTTGGTACTACCGGGCTTGATGCTGGTTTCCCGTTCCTTCAAGCCGCTCCCACAGGATGACGCCGAGACAATGTGCTCACCTGGAGCGACACGGAATTTCGCGGTCTCGCCTGATCCGATTTCTGCCGCCCGGCGGCCGTCGATGCTCACCGTCGTATTGCAGCCACCGCCCACAAAGCCCTTGTCCCGAGTGACAATGAGTGTTGAATCACCCTGCGTCGGGACTTGGAACGCAAACAATCTGGACGATGGGACCGGGTCGGCTTCACTGGACGGAACTGGGGAGGTTGCACACCCAGCCAGCAAAGCAATAGCTACCGCGCCTACGAACAATCTCATGGGGTCACTCCTGTGGAAGATGGCTCCAAGATATCACCGCGCGTCCCGGTGGCGCAGCACCAGGCGTGTTCTATCCAGCCAAGGGCCGCCGAAGACGATGATTTCGCTCGGGCGCCCGTACAGGTGGTGCAGCAGGAATGGCCCAGGCCCGAAGGTAGCGGCATCCTCGCCAGGTAGCGAAGGATCGGCCCCTAGAAAAATCCCGGCGTGGTTCGGGTGAACCGTACGGCCCACCTCCATCACGATCATGTCGCCGCGCTGTGGCTGGTCGACCCGGTAGAAGCCGGCTGCCTCGTAGTTCGCCTCGTACAGACTGGCGTTGTCCTTGCTCTCCCACCAGCCGTCGGCACGCTTGAAGGCTTCGAACTCGAGCCCCCACTCGCGCTTGTACCAGTCCGCGCAGACCTGCCAGCAATCCCAGGCGCCGTGGACGAATGGGCGCTTGAGCAACGGCGTCTCGCCAGTAGGCACCACCGTGCGCAAGTCGCCCTCCGGCCAGCTCAGGATGTGCCAGGGCATTGCTGTGGCTTCGCACATCGCCAGGTCACGCGGCGAGGGCCTGCTGGTTGCGTCTGGGTGGGAATGAACGATGCCGATCACCTCGCCCAGGTCTTCCGCCGCGGCGTAATCCTCTGGATCGATGATGAATTCTTCGTTCGGCTCGGTCGCGATGTTCTTGCATGGGAAGTACTGCTGCTTTCGACCCAGGGCCAGCAGCAGCCCGCAGCACTCTTTCGGGTACTCGGTCGCTGCGTGCTCCTGGATCGCGCTCAAGATGTGTTTGCGCATGGTCAGCTCCGGGCGATCAGGGAGACAGCGGGGAAGCCGCCGAAGGGCAGCGGGTTGCCTTCGCCAAAGCGCGGAATGCAGCCACGACCCAGTGTGGCATCGCATTCGTCCAGCTCTGGGTTATCGGTGACCACCCCATCCTTTGTCACGTAGGGACCGGTGTATCCGCAGTTCGGCCCCCGATACCCGCCAGTGAGGCACCAATGGCACAGGGTCGTGGCCTGGCGCCCAATGGACTCCCCGCCCACGTCGCCCGGGCTGGCAAGCTCCCAGGTGACCGCCTCCCCGTCCTCGTTCGTCTTCTGGTCGATGTACCAGACCTCGATCGTTTCCTGGGTGGGGTTTGCCGTTGGGTTGCCGCCGGGGAAGTTCGCCGCGTCGAGGTACGTGCCCAGCGTGTGCCGCATGGTCAGCTTGAACTCGAGCAGGTCATCGAAGGCCAGGCACAAGGCTGTGATCCGGCCATTGACGTTACCCACCGACAGCGTTGGGCGAACCGCCGTGCCGTCGCCGTTGGATTCGATACCGTCGATCTGCATCGGCCAGGCGCTATACTCGTTGCCTTGCCAGTAGATCGGCTTCGCCGGCAGTTCATCGGCAGCGGCGCCGGCGGCGATCAACTCGGCCTCGGTGTGCGGAATCGCGTGCCCGTGGAAGCGCAGCACGTCCGCGCCATAGTCCGACCCGTCCAATTCGAAGAGCAGCGCTTCGCTGCCAGGCTCGAGGACCTGGATGTCACTGATCAACGGCATGGTTGCCCCTTATGGATGGTAGGCCCGTTCAAATGTGGCCGTGAGTTTGAAAGCGCCGCCGCCCGCGGGCGTGGGCACGTAGCTCTTGCAGGAAAACAGCCCGAGCTGGCCGAGCGGCGTTGTCCATAGAAAGGCCTTGGCACCGGCATGCCTGTCGAGGAAGTCCACAATCTGCTGCACCCTCGATTCCGGACCGGTATGGGTGATGGGGTATGAGTCTTCCTTATTATTTGGCCCTTCCCCCACTTCCTGCTTGTAACCACCGCCGAACCTGGAGGTTCGCACCCGAAAGTTAATCTCGGGCGCATCTCCGTGCTGGGTGGACCAGGTAAATGTCTCGATAGCCATCAGCCCCTCCCGTTGATGACGCGCCAGATGGCGCCGCCTGGCTGCAAGCCCCGGGCGATTGCTGTTTCGGCTTCAGTCTTGGCCGCTTGCTGAATGCCCTTGCCCAGCTGCGTCGTATCTTCCGTGGTGGTTGCGCCGCCATCACCAGTGGTCTGCACAGAGACCGCGACGGGGAAGTTGTAAACGTTCCCACCTCCGCCCCCGCCACTGCTGATAGCCCTCACGCCCAACTGGCCTCCAGCCGTGCGGGTCAGCGGCATGATCGCCTCTTCCCCGGCCTCTCCCATCACCCCAATCCCACCGCCGGCCATGCCGAACGCTGTCGGCTTGCTGACGATTGAGTTGGTAAAGGCCCCGCCATTGGCGAACATCTGCACGCCGCCAGACCAGGCGCCGCCCTTGGCCTGGACGCTGCCCGGGGTGAAGCCTGACAGGTCGCCGGAGTACCCGGCCTGGGTTGAGCCTGCCGAAGACGCGCCGCCACCGAAATACGACCCGGCGGCAGAGGATGCAAGGCCGAACAGGGCCTCCATCGCTGAAGACGCCGCGGCCCGAGTTGCGATGCGTGCCATGTCCGCCAAGATGGACTTGGTAAAATCCGCAAACGACAATTTCCCGGTCATGGCGAAGTTGACGATGGCGTCTTCCATCGAACTGAAGGCATTGGTGAACAGACTTTTCGTCTGCCCGGCCACGTCCCGCGCCGATTCCAGGTAGTTCTGCCAGGCCGACGATGCTCCAGCGCTCCAGCTTCCCTGGGCTGCGGTCATGTCGTCGTAGTTGGCCTGCACCGTATCGTGCAGATCCTGCTGCGTGGCTTTCAACGCGTTCAGCTTTTGGGTGTACTCGTCGAGGCTCATGCCGCGCGAGCCGTCGCCGTACTGATTTGCAAGATCAAGCTGCTGCTGGTTGATGCGATCGTCGATGCCGTTCTGCTGATCCGTCAGCCCACGTTGCCTATCGCCCTGGCCGAGGCCAGATGCTGCCCGAATCCCCTGCTGCCGAAGCGTTTCGACTTGGCGCTGCAGCGCGCTGGTATAGGTGTTGACAGCCAAGGCCTGCTTCTTGAGACGGCCCTCTTCGTTCGCCGCAAGCACCGCCAGTTCCGAGTCGGAGTCCTTCTGCGCCTTGACCATTGCTGAGCGCGAGTCAGCGATCTTCTGGTCCAATTGGATACGCTGGGCGGCTGAGGTACCGGCTTTACCCTTGGTCTCCTCAAGCGCAGAGATTTCCGCCTCGTAAGCAGCGGTTACCTCGTCGCGCTGATTGCCGATCATCGCCTGGCGCTTCAGCAAGTAGTCCGACTGAGAAAAAAGACCAGCTTTTTGGGCCGCGTCCAGTTCCTTCTGGGCGTTCTTGTAATCGGACAGAATTTCGTTGAGCGCGTTTTTCGAGTCGTTGAACCTGGTCAGGTCGACAGCACCTGCAGCTGCCTTTGGATCCTTGAACTGGTCGTTGATATTCGCAATGTTTTTATCGACCACGCCCTGATTCAGACGCGCATCGTTGGGGCTGACTTTGCGAATATCGTCGAGCTGCCGCTTGTACTCCTTCAGTGCGTCGGCGCGCTTTTGCTCATTCGTCCAGGCGGACTTGGTCAGGGCATCAACTTTGTCCATCGCCGTGACGGCATCCCGCTGAGCTTTGGCCTGCTCACCTTCCCACTTGGCGATGTCCTCCGCCGCAGCCTTCTGATCCTCGAGCATGTTGAGCTGGTTGCCATAGAGCTCAACCATTTTCTTCTGGTTCTGAAACGCCCCGACATTTCCAGATTGAGCCTGCTCCAGATTCCGCCGGGCCTGGTCGATGTCAGCATCGATATCCGGACGACCCAGGTTCTTCAGGCTATCCGCTGCCCGCGCTACCGCGTTGTACCCCTTCTCCCAAAAACTCAGGTTTTCCAGAATTCTCGGAGTACGCTCGTTGATTGCGTCGGCGTACTGCTCGGTTGCCAGCTTCACCGCGCCGGCATGATCACCCTGTTTCTCGAGCGCAACGATCTGCGAATAAACCGAGGCTGTCAGGTAGTGGTATTGCTCGTTGAGCGCGGCCGAGGCCTTCACCGGCTCGTCGGCGATCTTCTCGAACTCGGCTACCGTCTCCTTGACTGCTTTGCCGGTGGCTTCCCGCATCGACACAGCGGCCTGGGTAATGCCAAGGAAGCTTTCGCCAGCGATCTTGCCATTTCCGGCCAACAGCGCCAGAACCTCAGCAGCCTGCCCGGTTGTGCCAACTGTAGCGCCAACCTGGCGCGCCATATCCCCAAGCTGCCCGGCGCTTACGCCGGCGTAGTTGCCGGTCAGTATCAGCGACTTGTTGAAGCTATCCTGCTCTTCGCTACCCTTGTAGTAGGCCACCCCGAGCGCGCCGACGGCGGCAGTAGCAAGAGCGATCGGGGCCAAGATGGCAAGGAGGCCGGCAGCCGAAGCGCCGGCACCTGCCCCGAGCTGGGCAACGGCGCGCACACCGCTGCCCCAGTCGCCCGAGGACAGCGCGTTACCCAACTGAACGACGTTTTCCTGGGCTTGGCGAGTGCCGAGACGCAGCTTGTCGAACCCAGTAGCGGTCTTTTCGAGCTTCGCATAGTCCTTGTCGATCTTACTCAGCGAGGAGTTGAACTCATCCTGACTGATCCGGCCGGCGTCCAGATGCCTGCCCAGATCCTCGACTTGCTTGTCCAGCTTCGCCAGTGCGGCGCGGGCCGGATCAATAGCGCCCAAAAGGCTGTTCAGCGCCTTCTGCTCATCCATGGTGGACTTAGCAAGGGCTAACTGTTGCTTGTCGAGCTGGGCGGTGATCTTGGTGAACTCAGCCTCGCCATAGGCGCCGGTCTTGGTCAGTTTGGCGAGAGCGTCTCTTTGCTTTGCTAGGTCCTGGGTGGTTTTTGCGCCGGTGGAGAGCGACTTCTCCAGAGCCTGCATTTCGTTCATCAGCGAAACAGCAGATTGCTCGGCCCGGCCGCCGGCCTT